GTTGATGTGTATCGGTCACTATCATATATGCAAGGTCACGCACAACAACGAAACACTTTTAACTGGCAATATTTTAAGCCAAAAATTTACAAGCAATTCGGGTCGCACAATGGTAGTTTTAAGCGGTTACAGTTTGGGCGGTGTATTAGAAGATTGCGAGATACCACCAAGTTTATATCCGCTTCAAAGCGATGGATTAACATTAAAGCAAATAGCAACTAAATTGCTAAATCCATTCAAATTAAGTTTAGTTGTAGATAGCGAAGTTGAAAGTATTGTAAACAGTACCTACGCAACATCTACGGCAAAAGAAACGCAAAGCGTAAAAGCATATTTAAGCGAGTTGACAGCGCAAAAAGATTTGATATTAAGCCACAATGAAAGCGGTAATATTTTAATCACAAAGGCAAAGACAAACGCCACCCCATTATACAAATTTGAGCGAGGTTTGCCAGCTAATGAAATGGAGCTAACATTTAACGGTCAAGGGATGCACAGCCATATAACTGTAATGAAACAAGCGGACTCAGATGGTGGAAATTCGGGTGAAGAAACAATTAGAAACCCTTATGTAATCAACAGCGTTTACAGACCCAAAGTAAAGACCCAAAGTAGCGGAGATGACAATGATAGCAATAAAGCTACACGCATGGCATTAAGAGATGAGCTTAAAAACTTGACGCTAAAAATTCAGTTAGACCGTTGGGAATTGAACGGAAAAATAGTAAAGCCAAATAATATAATTGAGGTTATAAATCCAGATATTTATCTTTACAAAAAAAGCAAATGGTTTATACAAAGCATAGATTTTAAAGGCAATGAAAAAGAGCGAACAGCAACTTTAAATTGTGTGCTACCAGAAGTTTTTAATAACAATACACCTGAATATCTTTTTAAAGGTATAAATTTGCATTAATGAATTTAGTAAAAATAATATCGAGTGAAATAGACAACACAAAAAGGCGAATTGTAAAGTTTTTACGATATGGTAAAAGTGATGTGCAAACTTCATTTGAGGCTATGCCGTTTGGCGTGGATAGCAATCCAACAAAAGATATGATAGCGATTTATGCACCAACTGGCGAAAATGGTAAGACAGTAATTTTAGGGTATATCAATAAAAACCAATTAGCGGAGGTTGGCGAATTGCGACTATTTTCAACCGACTCAGATAATGCTGAAAAGTTTTATATACACTTAAAAAACGATGGAAATTGTGAGATAGGAGGCGATGCTGATAATATGGTTAGGTATTCAAAGCTAGAAAGTGCTTTTAACGAGTTAAAACAAGATTTCAATAATCATATCCAAAATTGGAATTCATTTTCAACCGCATACGCTCCTGGTAGTCCAACAACACTAGGCACACCACCAACGGCATTAACATCACAAAGTAGTAATGCGGATATAGCACAAGCAAAAATTAACGAGATAAAAACTACATAATGAGATATTTTAGTTCAGCACAAATCTACATAGAGTGCGGTAGAGATTTAAGGGATAAAATAAACCGATTAAATGCGGTCATAACCGCTTTAGAAACAACTGCATTAAAGGCAGCAGAAACGGGCAATTTAGATGAGTACAGTTTAGACGATGGACAAACTAAAATTCGCACTAAATATAGAGATGCAAATGCAGTAGCTAATTCAATCACAGCCTTTGAAACAATAAGGCAGCGATATATTAATCAATTAAATGGTAGGCATGTCCGATTAGTAGATAGTAAAAATTTTAAACAATGGGGTTAATAGATAATATAAAGAGAGCTTTCACGACAAGGGAGCGTACAGTACATAGTTCTATGCGACTAAATAACACTTTTTCAGTTGATTTTGATGGAGAAAAAAACTTAGGAGAAATAGGCAATATTATAGCTTATAACATAGACTACAATGGGCTTCGTTTGAGGTCGTGGCAATCGTATTTAGAGAGTGAAATCACGCAAACTGTAATGAATAAATTTAGGCTATGGGTTATTGCCAACGGTTTAAAATTGCAATCACAGCCTATAAAGCAAGTGTTAGAAAGCGAGGGTATAAAATTAGATAGCGAAAAGTTTAATGAAGTAACCGAGATGCGTTGGGCGGTTTGGGCGAAGTCTAAACAGTCTAGTTATAATAGCATGGAATCGCTAAATGATTTAGCAAAAGATGCGTTTATGAACTCAAAGGTAGGTGGGGATGCGATGGTAGTTTTACGGGTTATAAAAGGCAAAGTAAAAGTACAATTAATAGACGGCTATCATTTGTGCAGTCCTAGTTTTGATGGCAGCGTTTTAGCGAATGGGAATTGCATTAAAAATGGGATTGAAATGTCACCAACAGGTGAACATATAGCCTACCATATTAAAGATAAAAACTACAATTTTGAGCGTATAGAAGCTAAATCTAAATCAACTGGTTTAGTTATGGCATTTCTAGTTAAAGGCTTAAAATACCGCTTAGACAACAATCGTGGGATTCCTTTAGTTTCAGCCGTTTTAGAGACACTAAAGAAGCTCGAAAGATACAAAGAAGCTACGGTAGGAAGTGCGGAAGAGGTCGCAAAGATAGCCTATCAAATAGTCCATCAATCGTACTCAACAGGCGAAAATCCATTAGCCAAACAACTAGCGAAAGCATTTGATGCAAATGCGGTTGATTTGCCAGAGGATGCAGAGGGTCGGCAACTTGCAAACACCGTAGCAGCGACTACAAACAAGAGCGCATTTAACAACCCCGTTGGCGCAGAAATAAAAACGCTAAATCAAGGCAATGGGCAAATCATATTTAAGGACTTTTATAGCGTAAATATTGATCTAGTTTGCTCAGCGGTGGGGATTCCTCCAAACGTAGCCATGTCATTGTATAATGATAGTTTCAGTGCATCGAGAGCGGCTACAAAAGATTGGGAGCATACAATCATGGTAAACCGTGACGACTTTACTTTTCAATTTTACCAACCGATTTACAACCTATGGTTGCACTTGGAAATATTACAAGGGAAAATAACAGCACCACAATATCTAAACGCATTTTCGGCCAATAATGAAATGGTTTTAGACGCGTATAGAAACGCAAGATTTACAGGGCCGATGTTTCCACATATTGACCCATTAAAAGAGGTAAAAGCAGAGCGTGAAAAGTTAGGCGAATTAGGCAAAAACATTCCACTAACAACGGTAGAACAAGCGACAGAGGCGTTAATGGGTGGCGATAGCGATAGCAATATCGAGCAGTTTGGAGTAGAGCTACAATATGCTAAACAAAACGGATTAATTGACCCGCCAACGGTGAGTAAGGTTTAATCTTTCATTTTTAAACCAGATGGGGCATTATCAATTAATTTCTTAATATCAACTTTAAGAAATTGCGATAGTGTTTGACCGCTATTTTTCGCAATTAGTTGTATTAACTCTTTGTGCTTTGGATTTACATTTCTAATTGTGATTATACTTTCTTTTTCAGTCATGGTATTAATTTTGTTTGCAAAGTAATATATTTTGTTTGCAAAATAAAAATAAAGAATAGAAAGTTTGGATTTTTGCTCCTAATGGCAAAGGAGGTATTACTTTATAGCAACATAGACGGGTACAGCGCACAAGATTTTATCAATGCTGTTGGTGAGGCTACTGGTGAATTGACCGTAAGGGTTAATACCAACGGTGGCATACCAGAGTATTCGTGGGGCATGGTAAAAAAGTTCCAAGAATACAGCGAAAAAAAGTACATCAAAGTTGATGGCAAAGCATATAGCGCAGGGTGTTTTATGTTATGCTATGCTGAAACTGACAATACAGAATGTTTAGATGTATCGGATTTTTTAATCCACAGAGCCGCTTACTCTAGTTGGTTTGAGTCAGACCCAAATTATTTTACTAAAGAAGTGAAAGAGTCTTTGCAACGAGTGAATGATAATTTAAAAAATGCTTTACTCTCAAAAACAACTGCTGAAAACTTTTTAAAAGTAACGGGGAAAAGTATAGATGACGTGTTTAGCCTTGACGATAGAATAGACGTTTATTTGGATGCTAAACAAGCTAAAAAACTAGGTTTAATTGGTAAGATAGTTAGCATAACACCACAAAAGCAAGCGGAGGTAAACGCTTTAATGGCAACGGCTATGGGCAAAGATAGACAAAGTTCACAAACTGAAATAAAGACGGATTCATTAATTAAAAATAAAGAAGTAAAAATGACATTAGAAAAACTAAAAGCAGAACATCCAGACGTATATGCAAGTGTATTGGCTTTGGGTGTAGCTAAAGAAAAAGACAGAGCTACTGCATGGCTCACATTTAATGAAATTGATGCTAAAGCAGTATCAGAGGGTGTAAAGTCGGGGATGGATATTACACAAACTGCAATGGCTGAATTTTCGCTAAAAGCATTAAGTGCAAAGTCGGTAGCCACTTTGGAGGCTGAAAGCACAGCAGCGGTACAAACAAAAGAAGCACAAAAAAAAGAAGAAA